TTGATTCTACTTTATGCCAATCGGCATTTTAAACATAACATGAATACTTCATTAAAGTTCAAAACCTCCAGAGAATTGGTGCAACTTATCGACGCTTATTTTTTGTATATCAAAGGAGAATACAAGTTAAAGCCCACTAAAGACAACACCGAAACCCCAACCGGCAAAATTTGGATACGGGAACCGGAACCACCTACATTTTGTAACCTGGCACTTTACCTGGGTTTTAACAGTATGGAGGATTTTAAAAGCTATGAAAAAAGAGCTACCTATTCAAAACCGCTTCAATATGCCCGGTTGCGTATAGAAGCCGCATACGAACAATTGTTATTTGAAAAACCAACGGGGGCCATATTCGCGCTAAAAAGCATGGGCTGGACCGATAAACCAGAGATCAATCACCCTGTAGCTGAAACTAATAAAACCCTTAGAGTAGAAATTACAACCAGTGGCCCCAACCCCGCCGGCAACGAAAAGGAAGTAGCAGTATAATGATTCGGCGATTTGAAAATTACACATTACCAATCGCTCAAAGTTCAATGACTTAATGACCAATATAATGACCTGATGACCAACCTAAGCAATGACCCCAAATTCGAAGTATCCGTTCTTTTTGAGCAAAACTACCATACGGTTGAACACATTGTTATAAACCAAGGCGGCACAAGCTCTGGTAAAACCTATGCCATTGAGCAGGTTTTGTTTTGCCTTGCCTGTCAAACGCCTAAACAAGTAATAACCATAGTTGGGCAGGATATACCAAATCTTAAAGCCGGCGCCCTGCGAGACGCGCTTAATATTTATAACAATTCCGAAAGCTTAAAAAACATGATAAAGGGCTATAATAAAACCGACCGCATATTTGAGTTTTACAATGGCACCATCATAGAATTTAAAAGCTATGCCGATGCCCAGGACGCAAAATCGGGGAAGCGGGATTACCTTTTCATAAACGAAGCCAACGGCATAACATATGACATTTATACAGAACTTGCCCTACGTACCCGCAAACGCATTTTTATTGATTACAACCCCAATAACAGCTTTTGGGTTCACGAACAATTGATTGGCAGACCGGGAGTGCAGCTTATTATATCAGATCACCGGCATAACCCATTCCTGGATCAGCAGATGCGGGATAAAATAGAATCATTAAAGGCCGTTGATATAGAATTGTGGAAGGTTTATGCCCGGGGCCTTACCGGTAAAATCACCGGACTCATTTTCAACAACTGGTACATTTGTAATGAGATCCCGGCCGACGCCACCCTAATCGCTGCCGGCCTTGATTTTGGCTTTACTAACGACCAAACCGGCTGTTTACAGGTATACAAGCGAAACGGCGAGCTTTGGGTGAATGAACTTTTTTATGAAACCGGCCTTACCAATACCGATATATCCGGCAGGCTTAAAGCTACAGATATGAACCGTAAAACAGAGATAATTGCCGATAGCGCCGAACCAAAATCAATAGAAGAATTAAAACGCATGGGCTGGTGGATAAGTGGAGCAAAAAAGGGTAACGATAGTATTAAAAACTCTATTGATATCCTTAAACGCTACAAAATAAACGTTACCCGTGCCAGCGTAAACCTGCGCAATGAACTGGGCCGCTACAAATGGCGGGTAGATAACTCGGGCAAAACAATTAACGAACCTGTTGACAGATGGAACCACCTGATAGATCCGCTGCGGTATGTTGCTTTAAATAAATTGAAGATCAATAACGATACAAAATTACGGTCGCGGTTACCATTTGTAACGCAGCGTACAGTTACCAGCAACGGTGTGTTCGACGAACTGACCGGGCCTTATGGATTGACATAAGCATAAAATCAATTTAAACGTATCCCTGTAAAAATTTAAGATAAAGCTCCCCCTTCAGGGGGCCGGGGGGCTCTTGTTGTAATGATAGAAAAAACACTAAAAACCACCGATGGCAAACTGCGGGTAAAAATACCTACGCAACTTAGCGATGTTACACTGGGCCAAATGATGGCCATGCAGGCCAAGCCCCAGCTTAATGATATTGAAGCAATCAGCATACTTTCGGGTATTGCTGCTGATGACTTGTATTCGGTAAAAAACATTGATGATTTTCGGGATTTTGGCGATGCGGTGTTATCCTTATCCTACCAGATAAAATACCTGTACAACAGCGAAGCCATCCCCAAACAGGTTACTTTTCATTTGCCCGGTTCCGTTCAACCAACAACCGTAAAAGTGTTGCAAAAGTTAGCTGTTGAACCCGCGGGTGCATTCATGGCGGCCAGGGATATTATTGCCGAAGAAATAAACACCCACATTAAACAATACGGTGAAAGCGACTGGAAGGAAAACTTTAATCCGTCATTAAACGCGTGCTGCCAAGTTTTGGCACATTACTTTTTTTGCAGGGCAACCGGCGAAAAGTATAACGAGTATAAAGTAGAGGAATTTTGTAATCAGGTAAAAAACATGCGGGTAACGGAGGCACTGCCCATAGCCAAACATTTTTTTACCTGTTATCCCAACTTATCGAAACCGAAAACAAGCTATTGGCATCGGCTGCTTCGGGTTTGGAAAAAAGGGCAGGTATCCAGTCGTTTGAAAAGTTTAAATATATCAACACCATAAACTCCCTTGCCGGCGGCGACATCACTAAATGGGATGCCGTTATGAACATGCCCTACGAACGTATCCTCACCAAACTACTCCTCAATAAAACTGAAGCCGAATACCAAAAAAAGTATATGGAGATAAGCCGGGAGGGGTAAAATCAGGTTCGGGGAGTGGGTTGCGAGGTGCGAGGTTACTAAGAGCGAGGTGCGAAGAGCGGCGCGCCAGGAACAGGGAGCAGATACGTTAATTACCCAAATCCCGCTCCCCGCTCCTCATACCCCACTCCTCGCACCATTAATCAATAATTCAATAACTATATAATTCAATAATTAATTAACAACATGCGTAACCAAATAGAAGCCATTGTGCAAACACTCACGGGTAGCCCGTCGTTTGTTTATGGTACCCAAACCGAGCTTAATACCCTGGCAGACGATGCCACTTTCCCGTGTGTATTTATGTACCCCCTGCAACCTATAGATCTATCGCCGCAGGTAAACGGATCTGTAGATAACACTTTTACCATTTACCTCGAATTTTTGTTTAAAACAGATTTTGGACAATATACCGCCGATAATGAAACCTACATAACCCAGGCCTTACAGCTGGCCAACCAGTTCATTGTAAAAGCATCAACATATCGCGAAGGCGAAGGCCGGTATTTCCGCATTAAAGCGGGCAACAAAGCCAAATGTGTACCTGTTTATAATAAGTTTGATGTTAATACCACTGGCATTGGCCTAACCATTACCCTGGCTACCATGTACTTTGATGTGTTTTAACATAGTGGCACTTAGGCAAGCATCCCATCATCAAAAACAAACTATTTTAATATGGCTATAATAGCAAACATCTCAATTACCAATGCATCAACAACAGATGATATACAGGTTTATGGCGACGTATATATTTCACTCACCAATGCAGCAGGCAACCCGGTAAACGGCAATTTTGTTGAGGTTACTTATACCGAAAACATTAACGGAACCATTAGCAATAAGGCAGTAAACATCCCGGGCCAAAGCCTCAAAATTTTCAGTGGGCTACTTAGCAATGAAACCAGTGGCTACTTTGTATCGTTCACAACCCCAAAGGTTGCTACCGTGCCGGCTACGCCCCCACCTACTCATGCCTGCGATATGGTGATAAATTTCATCAATATTGATAAGCAGGAATCGGTAGCCGGGGCAGCCGACGCGCAAGTTACCGTACATGCCACATCAAGCTACGGACCAATCATGTACAGTAAAGACCTGGGCAGTACCTGGCAGCTATCGCCAGTGTTTAGCGGCTTAAGCTATGGACTGGTGCAAATCATGGCTAAGGATTCAAACCCTTTAGGCTGTACCGATCAGCTTTCGGTAAACATAAATACCCTTTCGGGGCTACTGGTAGATGATCCATCGGTAACGCTAACAGGGGGCAATGTTTCCCGCTGGAGCGCGGCTTTTAATCCCATTGTTTTCATTTACCAGCGTAAGGATTTTGCGGTACATGATGTAACCCAGGCTGCTGGTAATGGCTTTGCACAAGTGGCGGTTAACACAGCATTTATTAATCTTACCAACTCGGTGCCTAAAGTTTTTATTGGCGATACCGTATACATCAATGCCGGCCCTTATAAAGGGGTTTATACCATTGTGGGGATAAGTATTTTCAGCATAGTAATAAACACCGCATTTGCGGGTAATGCAACAGGTTTTATCAACATCAACAGGCTGCGACCTTATCATAAGGTTATTACAAAACTAACTTATATGGATAAGTTAACCGGCAGGCAAAACACCATAACCTCAACCAATCGACCTAATAACGAGGGCATTGTAAGGGCAGATCTATCCAACTTTTTGCAAAGCCTGCTGCGCCCTGCTGATGACAGCAGTTATACCCAAACAAATTTCAGGGATGATAACCTGAGCGCCAGCTATCAGCTGCAATATATTGAGCGGTACGATGGTGACAACTTAGATGAGAACAACCTTATTTACACCACCATTGCCAACCCTTATTATGTGGTTTACGCGGCTCGGCAGCTTGGCCAGCAATATGGCGGTAACCTGGCAGCGTATGTACCCTTTGCCCATGTTACCGATCCTACTCAACTGGCCCGCTGGGTAACCGACTTTAACGAACCTGCTTATTCCATTGGCTACCCATTTGATATCAGTTTTATTTATAGTGAGGAAATGGTTGGCTTACAATTGTATTGCGAGTTAACGCTGTTGGATATTAACCGCAATCCGCTGGGCGGGCCGCAGGCAAGCTACCTGCTTAATGACGATGGCTCGTGGCTGCTTAACCAGGATGGCGGTAAATTCATAATTGCCAATCAAACGCAGGTAAATACTCCAGTGCCCGCGCAGCTGGGTTTAAACCGTTTAATGATTAACGGCAACTTCCCGCGCGAGGCGTATTACTTTACTATTGCCTTAAAGTATGACGATGAACATACATCACATACCGTAACCCAAACGCAAACTGTACGCATTGATGACGCGGTTGACGACAATTCGGTTTACCTGCGTTGGATTGGCCTAAGCGGATCGTGGAATTACTATCGTTTTGTTTACAACCAGGAAGTTAGCCTCGATGTACAAAATGCAACCATCATTAAAAACTTTGTAAGTGATTGGGAAAATCAGCAAGGCATTGAAGAAGTAATAAGCAAAACCGCCGGGCAAAAAATGAAGGTAATGGCCGAGGATTTGAAGGTTACGGATATCAAGGGACTGCAATCCATAAAATACTCGCCCAAGGTGCAAATGCTGGTGAACAAAAACCCGGTAAAATGGCAAACCATTGTAATAAACACAGCCACTTATAGCGAGTACGAAACACACAACGGCCAGGCGCCTTTCAGCCTTACGTTCAATATGCCATCAATTAACATACAAACGCAGTAAGGATTTGGGATTTCGAATGTTCGTTTTGGGATTGTTTTATCTAAAAATTCAATCCAAATGAACTAATGAACCATTGAACTAATGAACCAAAACTAAAAATGGACCAGATACAATTATACCTTAACTACCAACTGGTTGACCTTATGGACGATAGTCCTATAGCCCTCACCTTTCAGATCAACAACCTTGCCGAAGTAAAAAACCAGCAGGGAAATACCAGCAATCAGTTTAAGCTACCTCTTACGCAGCGCAACCGGCAAATACTGGGTTTCCCGGATGATGTTGCCTTTACAACGCTGCTGCCTTATGATAATTACGACGCCCGCATTATACAGGATGGCCTGGAGATAGTTCCTTACGGCATAGCCCAGCTAAATCTTATTGAGCAGGACACCGCCAGTATAACTGTACTAAGCGGTAACGTTGATTTTTTTGATTCGCTGGATGTGAAGATCTATGATATGGGCGATAGCACAACCACGGTTGGTCAGTTAAACGCCTTTGGCCCTTATGAGCATACCTGGAACCTGCAAACAGTTGCCTTATCGCAAATCAAAACTGAAGGCTATATATGGCCAGTGGTTGATTATGGCAAAATAGCAATCGATTTTAAAAATTCACCTCAAATTGATGTGCGTTACCTACGACCTGGCTTCTTTTTAAAAACAGCCATAAACCTGTTTGCTCAAACCACCGGTTATAAAATAAATCCCCAGTCTTTTTTGCTGCAACAACCGATGTATGATAAACTGATAGTGCAGTTTGCAAACGACAATTTTGAACACGGTGGCGATACGCAAAACAAGCCTGATGAATATGGACTTACCGCGCTGGTAAATGGAACACAAACCATACGCCACTTAAAAACCAGCGACGGCATAGGCACCGTGGCATTCAGCAATATTGTAGCCGATGGTAAAAAACAATTTGATGGTACAACCTTTACTTCAAAGATAATTACCACGGCCAATATAATAGTAACCATTCCACGCGCCAGGCTGGACGGGCGGGTTACTGGCTATCCGGCAAGTGTAAGTATCACCCTTAACAAAGGAGGAACGGCAGGTATTGAAGAGCTTACCACTATTAATTATGATTTTTCGGAGTGGAACCCCAATAACCGCACCAAGGGAAGCGGAGGTAATATTTACGGCTGGCAAACCTTTGGAGCCAAAAGTTTATCAATAGATACTGATTTGGCAATAAACGACAGGATATATATCAGCTATCACTTTTCGGGTAATACGCAATCAAGTATTGAATTTTATGCCGATGCCTCCATGGTAATAAAATCAGTAAATACCAACGTGCTGTATAAGCAGCAGGTACAATGCGAGCGTATTTTCCCCGATATTACCCAGAAGGATCTGCTTAAAGATACACTGCAGCATTTCGGTATTATCTGCCAAACTGATAATACCAACCGTACGGTTACATTTTCGTCATTCAGGGAAATTGTTGGCAATATCCCCGTTGCTGTAAACTGGACAAGCAAATGTATTGACCAGGGTAAAACAGTTTCATTTCAGTTGGGCAATTACGCGCAGGTAAACACCATGACCTATAAAGATGATGATAGCATCCTCCCAAAAAACCTTGGCAATGCGCAAATAAACGTAAAAGACAAAACACTGCCGCTATCAACCGCCCTGTTCGAAAGCCAGTTTGCTCCCACCCTTAACCGGCCTTATATTGGCGATTCGATAGCGCAGATACTTAAGGTTGATACCTCGCAGGATACTGATGCTATTGATTTTAGCATAAGTACCCAACCCCGGTTGTTGATAGACCAAAAGCTCAATCTGCAGGGTTCGGCTGCCATCGCCTTTACCGATGGAGATAACCAGGTTATGGTTAACGATACCATATCCGTACCCTATTTTTACAAACCTGGCGGTGAATACAGCTTACTATGGGAAGACCTGCGGATAGCCTATTACCCCGAACTCGAGAAGATACTCAGCCAAACCAAAAAGGTGGTGCGCTACCTGCTGCTCACCCCGCGCGATATCCTCGACCTCGACCTGCTGATCCCTGTTTACCTGGAGCAGGACAGCTGCTACTATTACATTAACAAAATAGATAGCTGGCGCAAAGGACAACCCGTAAAGGTAGAACTGGTGAAACTTGGTTAAGAGAACATGCCGTGTGTTATCTCCTGTACTGAATCATCTGCATAAAACAAAATAGTAAACGAACCCGGAACTTGGGTAATAACCAATATATCCTCGCGCTTTATGTGGTTTTCATTTATAAAGCGTGAAAGGCGTTCATGGGTGCTAAAGTAGTCTGATTTTAAGATGATCATATTGCTGGCGTTTTTTCAATATGATTATAAAGTGGATATTTTGTTACAGGGTTAGGATAAGATAATAGGCCGCCCGCCAGCGCGTTTGTGCCGCTTGTGCTTAACCAGGCGCAACTCAATTATGTAATTATTTTAATTTGCATTTCATTACTGAATTTATTATTTTTACCAATAAAATTAGCAAACCTAAATAATGTCAAATAAAATTTCAACTAAGAAGTCAGGTTTTCAAAAATATAGATGGTTATTAATTGGAACAGTATCTATTATTATAATAGCGGGGCTGGTTTTAGCTAATAAATCCTTTTTACAGCTCTATTATTTAAATGCAAAAAACAATCATTATAAACTCCAGGATAGAATCTTTGCTAAAAAATACGTGATTGATGAACATTCTTATATTTTAAATCTTTACAGAAAAATACGACCCATAGATAAAAATTCATCTGGTAAACCTTACATGATAGAATGTGCATGGGCTATAAGTGTTGACAGTTTAAAGAAATATAAAACAACGTGTATAGGCACCTATACAGGATATAAGATTTATGACGTAAAAGCTGGTGATAATTTTCATCCGATGATATTTTTCTCTTTAGTTATCAATAAAAAAGCTTTAGTTAAACAAACAGGAACTAATCTTTACGATCTGCCATCAGGTTATACTTATGAGGATGGACCTTTTTACGTACTTGCAATCCAAACTAGTAACAAAGACGCTTTTTAAGTTTAAATAATTCATTTCTCAAACTTAAAAATATTTTATATTATGCCAATTGGCACTTAAAACATAATTATTATGGCAAATCAAAACACCGTCGGAATCACCGACGACGACATTAAAAAAGCAAAGGAGTATAAAGATGCTATGAATGCCTTAAAAACTTCTATAATTGGCGTTAACAGTAAACTACAGCGTTAAAAACTATTATTCTTCTCCATAATACCATAAAACGATCCAATATTCGGTCTGCGTAATTACTACTATATCGTCCTTTGTAAGTCTGAGATTATTTGCAAACGATGTTAGTTTGTCCAAATCCTTAAACGCTTTCGATTTTAATATTTTCATACCAATTAATTATTTACTAAACCTATAAAAATGGCAGATGATAACAAAATATCCATTGATGTGACAATCACTGGCGAGCAAGAAAGTACGGCATTAGCTACACAAATTATCCAAGAATTAGTTAATTATTCTTCTCCATAATACCACAAAACAACGCAGTATACTGTCTGCGTAATTACCACTATATCATCCTTTGCAAGTTTGAGTTTATTTGCAAACGAGGTTAGTTTGTCCAAATCCCTAAATGTCTCCGATTTTAATATTTTCATAACAATTAATTATTCAATAAACCTATAAAAATGGCAGATGATAACAAAATTTCCATTGATGTTACTGTAAGTGGCAATGGACAAAAACAAATAGATACCTACACCAAAGCGTTTGACAGTTTACGCAAATCTGTAAACGGGCTCTCACAACCATTTAATTCATTCTCAAATAATCTAAATACCTTAGATCGTAATTTATCAAAATATACCGAATCATTATCTAAACTTAACGATCAACACAAAGAAGTAGCATCTGATAGTGATAAGATGTATGATAATGTTACCAATGCGTCGTCCTCATTTGTCTTGTGGAATGAAGTAGTTATACTATTTACCAATACAATGAGAACTTGGGGAGTTGCCCTTTCCGGAGGGTTAGGTATTATTACAGCTTTTCTTCCCGAAATTATAAACTTTGCAACCGCCTTATTTAAGGGAAATGACGCTTTAGTGGCTGTAACAAAAAACTTTAAAAATCTCAATGATATAATGAGATCATCAAACAAAGATGTCGCATCCGAGTCTACCCGGCTTAAAATTCTTTATAAATCGGCAACAGACTTAAATAATGCTACTGCTGATAGACTTTTAAGCGTGAAAGAACTTAAGAAAGAATTTCCAAGTCATTTTGCAGGCTTGAAAGATGAAATCATAATGAATGGTAATGCCAAAAGTAGTTATGATGACCTTACCAAATCAATATCTGAGAATGCAAGAGCAAGAGCCGTTGAAATTAAAATAGAGCAATTAGCCGAGTTTGCTTAACCAACAAAGCAACTATGTAATTATTTTTATTTGCATTTCAATATTGAATTTATTATTTTTACCAATAAAATTAGCAAACCTAAGCAATATGGCAGATTTTAACGAAATAAGAGATTACGCAGAAGAACGCGGAACATACAATTTTTTAAGCCGTTTTCTCAGAAGTGGAAACGTAATGAACAAACTGTTTTGGACGGCACTTGCTGCTGTTATTGGTATCGGGTTGTTTATCTTTATTATTCATGGCGCCTTAAATCAGGATTCAAAATTAACTTGGAACAAAGTAAAACCAGGAGATAGATTATATGCTTATGATGGCTTTTTCAAAGACACTATCCTCACAGAATTCACGCCGTTTAGATTATTGAAACCTATAGCGGCATCGGATATAGATACAATGAAGATACAGGAATGGGAAAAAGTAAAACTCAAAGCACAACTTGATACTTCCTTAAAACCACAACTTGTAACTGCCGAAATAACATATAAAGTTGATAGCCTTTTCAAGTCAAAATCAAGTTTTGTGGGTATATATGTAGGAAAGGATAGTATTCATGAATCTGGATTTATAGATCATTGGTATATATTTAAACCAGCGTTTAAAAAACCATCCCATTATTTATTAGACATTCCCAAAGGCTATATTTTATCAAATGATAATTACTATATGGATGCAAGTGACGCAAGATTAGAAGAAGCCCCGCAGTTTAAAAAATAAAGCAAATGCTTTATTTCTAATAAATTATGCCAAATGTCATATTAAACATAAAAAACAATGCCAAATGAAATTAACAAACAAATTTTATCGGATGTAAATACCGGTACCGATCAGCTTAAAAACCAAGCGATTGAAATGAGCAAATCGCTCGATATCCCGCTGGTCTATTCGTGCCGCGTGTAATAACTAATCGCAACCCACCTGTGTAATTATTTTAATTTGCATTTCAATATTGAATTTATTATTTTTACCAATAAAATTAGCAACCTAAAAAATGTCAGCATCGACTATAAACAATAATAAACCCAAACGTAAAAGATGGATCATAATTAGTATTATTATCCTTTTATTTAGTATTGGTTATTTTGGAAGATATTACTTTATAGCTGCTTATATGACATTTATACCTGTTCATTTAGATAAGGGAGACAAACTTTATGCCGCAGATGATTGCATAAGCCATGATCTTGACATAAATATTTATAAGATAATAAGACCAATGACCCTTGCTGAAATTGAGCGTTTAAATATTGATTCTTCGAAAAAGTCTGATCTGATGAAAAAATTCAATCCATCTGCTCCTTTAAAGATTATTAATACAGGGGATGCTATAATAATTAAACGGTTACTAAAATACAAAACTGCCTATATAGGTGATTATGTTAAAAGAATGTCGATAAAAGGTGAACCATATTTTTATGCTATTAAACCTGTTGTGCAAATGATAGATAAGGTAATCAATCCTGATAAGATCCCCAATAATTACGTAATTACTGATAGCTGTTATTATATACATACATACAATACGACAAAAGCCCAAACATCAATATTCTAATTTTGAATCAAAATTAGAATCTCAAAAAAACTTCACAATTATGCCATTTGGCATTAAAAACATAACTGAATAAAGATGGCAAATCAAAACAACACCGGAATCACCGACGACGACATTAACAAAGCAAAGGAATACAAAGATGCTATGGACGCCTTAAAAACTTCAATAGTAGGCGTTAACAGTAAGCTCCCCGAATTTTCTGATGGTTTAGAAGCAGGGCTTAAAGCAATTGGTGAGAAACTACCCGAGGTGGTAGAAGCTATGACCAAATTAAATGCCCAAAATAAAGAACTTGCGGCATCCGGTCAAAAACCAGTAAGTGTGTTATCCCAGTTAGCATCATCCATGTTTTCCTGGAACTCGATAATATCAGTAGGTATTACCTTACTTACCACTTATAGCGGGGCTATAATCAATTGGGTAAGTGAATTAATTAAAGGCGAAACAAGACTATCCGCATTCGGTAAAGCGATGAAAGATAACGCTATTATTGCTGACGCTATGATCCAAACCAGATTAAGAGGCGCGCAATCTGCACAAGGCGAACTAACTGCCTTAAATAGTTTATATAGGGCTACGCAGGATCATAATGTAAAGCTGACCGACCGAATAAAAATAATCGATGAACTGAAAGATCAATGGCCCAATACTTTTAAGGCCCTTAAAGATGAAACTATATTAACTGGTAAAGCGTCTAATGAGTATAAGAATTTAAAGGAACAAATACTGGCTGCAGCCTATGCCGAAGCCTATAAAAACAAAATTACTTCAAATGCAAGCAGAGCTTTAGAAAATGAGCAAAAAATAGCAAAAGAAAGGGCTAATAATTTAAAGATATTAGCTCAGCAAAAAAAGACAAATGATGAAATAGATGCGTTGTCTCCAAAATCTTATGATTCAGCGGCAACACAATTTAGTAAAAATTTTTTATTGGCTCACGGAGTCAAAGAGCCTTACACTAACGAGTGGGAGAAGCAAAAAAAGTTACTTGCTGAAAGCGATAAAGTAATTTATGATTTACATTCTGATACCAAGTTGCTAAATACAGAGAACGACAAACTTGCCGATTCTGTAGAAAAGTTAACCGTAAAATATGGAGCCAGCGTCCTTGCCAAAGGTGATTCAGCTAAAAAACTGGAGCAGAGTTTCAAACAATCTACTCCAGAACAAACCAACTCACTTGCTGCTGCCGAAAAAGCATACCACGATTTTCAACTAAAACAAATACAAGACACGGCTAACGGATTGGCTAAAAAAATAGAATCGCAAAAAAACAGTTATACCGAGGAACAAGCTACACTAAAACGTTTGTATGATAACAAACTCCTGAGTCAGGAAGATTACAGTAAGGAAAGCCAGCAGCTGGAAGAAAAATATCATATAGGCCTTGGCGAAATTGTTAAGCGAATGGATGCCGATGAACTGGCCAAAGTACAGCAGCAACAAAAAGACCTTGTTGATGCCCAGCAACAAAAAGATGTTATTGATAAAGACCAGCATAACGTTGATAAAGCCCTACCCTGGAATAAACTGGAGGCCGAAAAGCAGCTGATAACGGATAAATACAATTTCGAAATTCAAAAGGCCGCCGAGGCTGGCAAAGACACCGCCGAGATCAGACTACAATATGAACAGGCAATTACCGATGCCACAAAAAAGAACGAGCAGGACCGTAAGGACTTCGCCGTAAAAGCTGCCCAGCAAATTTCGGATAAGGCATTCTCCATCATCGGTAATAACATAAAATCATCAAGCGATGCCAAAATACGGGGACTGGAGCAGGATAAGGCTGCTGAACTAAGCAATAAGAGTTTAACTGCTACCCAGCGCAAGGCCATTGAAGCCAAATACCAAAAACAGGAAGCCGCCGAAAAGGTAAAGGCCTTTAAGGCCGAACAAAAGGCTTCGATATTGCAGGCCGTGGTTAACGGTGCGCTGGCCATTACCAAAGCCACTTCGCAGGCGGGTGTATTGGCACCGCTTGTTATTCCGGGTATTATTGCTTCTACCGCCATACAGGTGGCCACTATTGCGGCTCAAAAAGCTCCTCAGTATGCCAAGGGCGGCTTGCATTACCAGTCGGACGGGCGGGGCGCGCTGCTGCCTGGTTACAGCCGTACCGATAATACCAATGCCTACCTGCGTTCGGGCGAGGCGGTGGTGGTGTCAGAAGCCATGCGCAATCCTTGGGCACGCAACCTGGTGAGCGCCATAAACGTAGCACACGGCGGGCGTGATTTTTCGGCTCCAAATACCGGCAGCGGCTATGCCATAGGCGGTATATTTACCGATGGCGGCAACGCCAACCGTTACTACAACCAACCGGTTAATGATGTAAAAGACCTGGCCAATACGCTGGCCTACCAGTTGATCAACAACTTCCCCCCTATTTATGTAGACGTGAAGGACGTTAACAACCAACAAAACATACTGGCTCAAACGGTTAACAGGGTGAATCTTTAATTCAAAAGGCAAAATTAAAAAGTCAAAATAACTGAGTACACGGATGCACTTATGCCAATATGCATTTCAAACATACCTTTTGCCTTTTGCCTTTTGCCTTTTGCCTTTTGACTTTTGACTTTTGACTTTTGACTTTTGACTTTGAAAATGGATATTAAAATAGCAAACACCCTGTTTGATGATGGCGTATTTTCGGCCATGTACAAGGCAGGCTTCATCACCACCAAAATATTTACCTACCGCGAAATTTACCTTTGGATAAACGCCCAAATGCAGATTCGCCACATCACCAAAAACCAGGCTGTACTGGAGGCCGAAGTAAAGTTCGGTAAAGACGAACGCACCATCTGGCGTGCGTTGAATTGCTTTACGGCTTAGGTGGTTCGGGTGGTTATTGTCTGAACCACGATTAAACAGATTAAGGAATTCGCAGGATTAAAACATTTGCAAATCAAAATCTAAAAATCTGATGAATCCTAAAAATCCCAGTTCAGACAAAATACAGCGCACTGACAAACTACTGTCACCGTCAAACAAAATAATAGTGCCGATATTTGTTATGTCGATCAATTAGTCTGAACCACGATTAAGAAGATTGAGGGATTACAGTATTAAATACTTGCCAATCAAAATCCTAAAAATCTGATGAATCTCAAAAATCCCGGTTCAGACAAAATTCAAACCCACTGACAAACTACTGTCACCATCAAACAAAATAATACTACTGATATTTGTTATGTCAATCAATTAGTCTGAACCACGATTAAACTGATTAAGGGATTTAATGGATTAAAATACTTGCCAATCAAAATCCTAAAAATCTGACGAATCTCAAAAATCCCGGTTCAGACAAAATTCACCCACTAACAAACCACTGTCACCATTAAACAAAACAATAATATCGATCTTTGAATTATGCCAATCGGCATCACAAACATCAATCAGAATTAAAGGATTTTAGAATTTATAGAATTCATTTCCCAATTCTGAGAATCCAAAAATTCTGAACATCTGCTTCAGACGAAAATCTCAATACTCATATCTAACATCTCATATCTAAACACCAATGAGCTACAAAATTTATTTATACGATACCGAAACCGACTGTATAGGTTCGGGCAGCTTATCATCAGCCTACATACAAACCCAGCTGGAGGCAGCTGCCGGCGGCGACGTTGAGGTCCACATTAGTTCGGTAGGTGGCAGCGCCTTTGATGCCATAGCCATTTATGATCTTTTGAAAAAATATCCCGGCAGGGTAACTACATATATAGATGCGCTGGCCGCTTCGGCAGCTTCGGTTGTGGCAATGGGCGGCCAGCAGGTGGTGATGAGCAAGTACGCTCTGCTTATGATCCATAAACCTATGGTAGGCAGCGGCGGCAATGCCGATGAACTTTTAAAAGATGTGCAGATGTTGAATGTAGTACAATCGCGCTTGGCGCAAATCTACATGGACAAATCCGGGTTAGACGGCGTAACAGTAAACAGTTTAATAAACTCCGTCACCTGGATGACTGCCGATCAGGCGCTCGACCTTGGTTTTATAGACCGCATTGAAGATTATGCCGATACAACCATCACCAACAGCGCACTCATTCAAAAATACACCAGCACCGCGCCAGCGGTTTACCAGCGATGCATTAACAAAATCTTAAACAATAAAAACAACATGAACATCGAAAACAAGGAACTTATCGAGAAAACCACGTCGGTTTTGGATAAGATTATGAACTTCTTTAAAAAAGTGGTGAACAAACAAACCATTACCGACAAAGGCACCCTGCATCACGCCGGCGACATGGATACCGGCACCGAGGTGTATGAGGATGAAGACATGACCACCCCCGCCCCTACCGACACCTACACCACCGCCGAGGGAAAAAAGATTGCCGTGCAAAAAGGCCAGGTAAAGCAAGTTACCCCAGCCCAAACAGATGCCGAAGATGATGACGACGATGACGTACCAACAGATAAATTTAGCACATCAAAAAAAGCAACTGAAATCCAAAACCGCCTGCAACAGTTAAAAGCCAGGTTACATGCCCAAAACACCTTGCTAACCGAAGCACGTACAGCGCTGGAAGAAGCCGGCAGCCGCTTGCAAAAAACTCGTATCGAGGTTAAAAACGAAATAAAATCAACTTTTATTCCCGAAGGTTCAAAACGCAGCAACAAAGCAAAAACCGAAGCAAGTCCATTTTTTGCCCCTCAAAGCGAAATAGCTAAGAACGCAGTTAAACGGGCTGTAGGAAAATAAGAAGTTGGAAATCTGTTGCCTGAGGCCAGGTTCGCGGGTCGGGTAATATCATTCTTCTCAAAACAGCAATACCAAACAAAACAAAAATCAGAATAAACCGGCAACACGCCACACAAAACACAAACCAGAATAAAAAATGGCTCAATTTACATTCACAAACAACACCTATGCCGGCGAAGCGCTGGCGGGTTTTATGGCAAGCACGCTACTGGAAGCCGATTCGGTAAAGCGCGGTTTGCTAACCGTAATTAACGACGTAAAATCACGCAAGGTGATCCTTGATGTTGATGACGATGTTATACTCCAAAACCCATCGGGCATATTCGCTGACCAAGGTACTACTGCCCAGCAAACCGAAAGCTACCTTGACCCTGTAGTTTACGAGTTTATGAAACAGGAACAATGGGATAAACTGGCCCAATCATGGGAAGCCCAAGCTCTTAAACCCGGCGCATTCATGGACTATGAAGGTATTGTTGATCTATCCGACTTTATGGTTCAACGCTACCTAACCAAGATACAAATAGCCAACGAACGTTTGTACTGGCTTGGTAAAGGCGCCACCAAAGAGGCCGCATTTACAGCAGCCTTCCCGGGATTATTACCTTCCATCTCTGCAGCATCCGGCGTTTACAAAGTTGATCTTAGTAAACCGGCAACTTCAATGGCGGCTACCGCAATTGACGCAACTGGTATTGTAACCGTAACCGATACCAGCAAATTAGCCGATGGCGACGTAGTTACCATTACAGCAGTAACTGGTACAAGTAAGGATACTACCAATGGCGCATCTGGTGCACCAAACGTTCAAGGACAATCGTATTTCATCAAAATTGCCAGTTCAACAACCTTTAAACTGGTGCGCAACTACAACGAGGTTAACACCCGTAAACCAGCTACATTCAGCGGTACAGCTACAGCGGCTACAGCGAGCTTCATTAATGCCAGCAACGTTTTAAGCGTATTAGCCGGCATCTACGCCCAACTTGACCCTGCCGACCGCAGTCAGGCCGATTTTAACCTGCAGATCCCACTGCACGTTGGCTACGCCTACGCACAAGCCCAGGCAGACAAGGCTGTAAACGTATTAAATGCCTTTACCGATTCTAAAAAGATGGATTACCTGGGCTTACCCCTACAACTGATGAATCACTGGCAAGCCAACACCATTTTGGGCGCCAGATCATCAAATCTGTTCTTAGGTGTTGATTTACTTGGCGATGCATCAGAACTATCAACTGTTTACATGAAGCCCTACACCAACGATAACGTAGTACGTATGAAAGCCCGCATGAAAGCAGCCGTAAACTTCAAATTTGCCAACGAGTTATTTTATTTAAGCGCGTAGGTAGGTATCAAGTAGTTAGTAGCAAGACTATTTAACAGAAATGATCGCAAAATAGTTGATACCTGCTAATTAACTACTTGATACCCAAAATTCACTAATTCATCAAATCACTAATTCAATAAATAAACAATGTCAATTTACAATAAAATAAACGCTGGCTTTGAGCTGGGCACAGACGAACCTATTACATCGGGTATTGAAGATGTTATCTACATTTTTAACCAGGATGATATTACCTTAACTTATGATGTGGCCAATCCACTTATCATAACCGGTTTAACATCAGTTGGCACAGCCAAAATCTACAAGTTTGCAGGCACGAATAACAGTTTCAACACCAGTTCTAAACTGGCCAAAACCCAGGTTGGTCCGCGTTATACCGAAGAAATAGACTTTAACATAGCTGGTCTTTCTGTAGATATTAAAGCGCAGTTAATGGCGATGGGTTACGGTAGAGTACGCGCCATAGCGGTTAATAACTATAAATCAAGCGATTCGGCAGTTGAACTTTTTGGCGCTGTTAACGGATTGATCCTAACCGATGCCGAACGCAATGCGGCCGATGAAACCCTGGATGGTGGTTACAAACTAAAATTAACCAACCCGGATAAGCTGAAAGAGCCATATCCACCACGGGCTATATCTATAGCCCCGGAATCAGGTTCGGCAACGTATGCCAGTACTATCGCTGCCATTGAAGCACTTGTAGCATCGGGTATACACCAATAAGTCATTAGCAATTACAGGAAGACTAAGGATGTTTACCTTATTTCAATAAGGCACTACTGAAAAGCAAATGACCAAATCAATGTCCAAAAAATATATATTAAAACCCGGCAAGCATCAGTTCGCCCCGGGTTCACCGGCAGTGCACAGCAATGATAATTTAAGCGATGCTGAAGCACAATGGTACCTGGAGAAATATCCGCACATCGCGTCGCTGTTTACCAGCATGCCGAAAGACGAAAGAACTGAAAATACGAAAGTGAAAAGAAGTAAAGTATCAAAGTCGGCAGTTGCGGAAGTTTCAACAAATCATTAATTCTTTAACTCAATAATTCACCAATCAAACTAATGAAAACTTATCTACCGCAAATTGAGCGAAGAATATTGGTACGGCCCAACCAAACCTACGGGATACTCAACTACGATCTGGACAATGCCTACCCTCAGCGTATGCTGGAGCTTGTAGCCGGCTCCCCCACCGCCAAAGATTGCTGGAACAAACGAACCAAATTCATAGCAGGTAACGGCTTTGAAGCCAAGGACCTGGCGAAACAGGTTATCAACCCCAAAGGCCTTACAATGGCCAAATTACTAAAAGCCCTGGCAACAGATAAAGCTTTGTTCACCGGCTTTGGCATCCATGTAAATTATAATGCCAATTATAAAATAGCATCTGTTAACTACGTAAAATTTGAGGATATACGCATGGGCGATACCGACTGTACAGATACTGCCGACAAATACGCGCTATACTCAGATTGGGGGCGCAAAACCTGGAAAAATATCATGCGCAGCAAGATCACTTTTCTTGACCAATACAATCCAGACCCTGCAGTTATAGAAAAACAAGTTACCGACGCAGGTGGATGGGAGCATTATAAAGGACAGCTATTTTACTTTAATCCCGAGGTGGATGATTATCCTTTAATTGAAGCAGACTCCGTTTGGGAAGATTTTGAAACGGAAGCAGGTATTAAGGTTTTTAATAACCGCGAGGTAACAACCGGTTTTTTACCATCAACTATGCTTTTCATGCAGGCCCGCCGCGAAGAAGCGGATAATAGCCGCCCGGATGCTGATGAATATGCAGGTATTAATACGCCATCGCAACTGGAAAAAGATCTGGGCGCATTCCAGGGGGCAAAAAGTGCACAAAAAATAATAGTAATTGAATATGAAGATGAAAACACCAAACCCGAATTTAAAGCCTATCCTATCCAAAATAATGATAAGCTGTTTGAAACTACTGAGCGATCAGTTGAAGCGCGTATTATCAAAGGTTTTTCAGTCCCCAAAGAATTGATTAATGCCGAAAAATCATCAGGACTGAGTAATGGCAGTGAAAAAAAACAAGCCATACTTGAATTTAATGACAATACGGCGGGAGACAGACTTGAACTTTCCGAAACACTCGCTGAAATTTTTGGACATTTTTATGTAGATGTTAATCCGGATAAAAACTGGAACATTATTCCCGTACCTGCAATAGCTGCGGATGATAACGCTGGTATAAAAGCCGGCAATAGCATTAATGATCTGTTATCGTCCAATATACCATCTGTCAATAAAATCGCCGCATTGATCCATGCCTATGGCTTTAAACAGGCAGAAGCCGAAGCTATGTGCCCCTAACCTCCAATCGGGGCAGTGTTAAACCTTAATTATTAAAATCATGAAAAAACAAATTAAAATGCCCCGCCTCCCGGCGGGTTGGGAGGCCATGCTATGATCTATCTGATAAATCAAACCACTTTTCAGCAGTACGAAGATATTGCTATAAATATTAAACCCGAGCGACTAAATATCTTTATTAAAAAAGCGCAGGAACTGGACCTGAAACCCTTTTTAGGACATGCTTTATACTATGACCTTTTAACGCACTTTAATGAAGACGGCACATTAAAAGATGATGCCTCCCAGCCGTACAAAGACTTAATTAATGGCAGTGAGTATCTTGACCAGTTTGGGCATATTGTTTTATACGAAGGTCTGGCACCTACAATGGTATACTTCACTTTTGCCCGTTTCATTGAAAACGATGCCATACATTACACGGCAACCGGCCCGGTAATCAAACACCACGATAATGGTGACGCGCTTTCATCACCAGAAATTATAAAACTGGTACAACAGCAGCGAAGTATAGCCAACGCTCACGCTAACGACGTTGAGAAATTCTTGTTGGATAATAAAACTGATTTCCCGCTGTGGAGATACAACGATAAAAATAAAAGTAGCAGGCAACCCGGTCCGCGTATACGTGGGATTGATAAAAACGACTTCAACTATCCCGGCAGTTACAACAATTACAACTTACCTATAACCGAATTCTTAAACTAATGGCAAACGACAAAAAAATAAGCGAATTGCCATTAGTATCTACCATCGGCGCAAATGATAGTGGCGTTTTAGTTAAAACAGGTACCGATTACCAATTTAGTTTTAACACATTACTCCAATTTATCGGGTCGGAGCTAACTGTGGGTGCCAATTTATTTTTTGGTGATACGATACCACAAAACCTTACCGGAAAAAATGGTGATGTATTCGTTAATATCATCAACGGGTACTTCGCCCAAAAAGTAAATGGTACATGGATAGTGGTTTATACCCCTTCAGCTGGCATAGCGGATGGAACAGTTTTATATGGCATAAGCATACCAGAAAGTGCTACCGGTAAAAACAACGACACTTATATAAATACCCTGAGTGGGGTTTTCTATAAAAAATCAGACGGCGTATGGAACCAGGCATTCTCTATGCAAACAGGTCCAGCAGGGGCAACAGGATCAACAGGGGCGACCGGCCCCGCAGGCGTTAATGGTAAGACCATACTTAGCGGTACAGGCAACCCATCAAATCTTTATACCGGCAGCGATGGTGACTATTATATTAATATAGCCAATTACTACTTCTTTGGCCCCAAGGCGGCGGGAGTATGGCCCTTGGGGTTTTCATTATATAATCTTCCCTCTGAGTCTGTAATACTACCTTTTACCACGGGTTCTGCAAATCCAATAGTCATTGATAATTACCAGAATAATTATGCTTCGGATTTGGGAAACAGGCCATCCATAATAATAACTGAAAAATTAACTGACGACGGTGTTGGTAATCTCGCTGAAATTGACAGAAATGATATCAGACCGATAAGATATTATTCTGACTCGCCGGATAACACATTATTAAGCAGAATAAGTATAGATACAGGCAGTGGAGCGGTATTGACAAATTCCTATTTAATTAAAATTTCAACATGAGAAAAATACACTATTTTCTACTACTGATTATGCTCACAAGTTTCAATGTAAGTGCACAATCAGACCAACAACCCACTAATGCAACGAATCCATTGTCTAACATTTTAATTTGGAAAAATCAGAATGATACTACAACCAGGGAATTATATACAAGTTTAGGTTATAGTGGTGGCATACCCCGGTTTGAACGAATTCCCCGTTATCATGATCTGCAATTTAAGTTTCTATCAAAGATGGATAGCGTTGCGCTATTAGCGACAAGATATTGGGTAACTCATAGTAATAATACATATAATGGTACGCAAACATTCAATATTGTAAACGCAGCCCAAATCAATTCAACCTACGGGCAATATGGGAATTTAGATATAGGTATTCCTGGTGGTAATGGATTGCAGCTAACGAATGGAGTAGTCGCGCATTTTTATAGTCCCGATACATTTAGCCAATCTACAATATATCAAAGCAATGATACCTCATTAAATATAGCTACAAATGGAGGAGCCAATACAACCCAATTTAAAAACAATAACATCTACGATAAGTTTGGAATTCGGTATTTAAAAACTGGCGATGTACCTACGGCGGCGCAATCAAACCATTATGCAGATAGTTTAAAAAAACAAATACTTACTGGAAATAATATTTATACTGGCTCAAATAACTTTACAGCTCAGCCTCAATTATTTGGAGTTATAAATTTTCAAAATGGTTATATTAGAGGGGACGCGCCCGAAAACTTGGCTTTACACTTAGGTGCGCGGAACGGTTTACAAATATCAGGTATCACCGGAACGCAAATAGCTTCATTGAATGATTTAAATCCTTTTGCCGATAATCCGGGGATAGAATTTTTCATGCCCGTTAGTATACCTAAAACTAATAATTCTACAGCTGTAACTATATCTAACCCAAGTGGCAATAGCTATCTTTATATGGGTGCTAATTCTCTATCTATTACAGATGAAGGAACACCATCAGTAATAAGTTCTGTTTTTAAAGATTATTGGCAATTTACTAACAATAATAAACAGGGTAAATTGTATCCCCCTACCTTAACTGATAATAGAACTTGGAATTTACCCGATACAAGCGGTACTATTGCCCTTGTTGGGGGTTCTGGTGGGACTTTGCCTGTTGGCGATACAGTAGTATTTGCCCGAAAAACAGCTATCAACGCCAAGGTAGACACAACCCGTTTCAGAACCTCACCCGATAGCACAAACTTATTTGGAGGCATTATAGCCCCCTCATCGCCAGGCGGTCATAACAATATATTTTTCAGGTCTAAGTATATAAGTGATGTTACATATAGAAACGATGGGAATACAGTTATAGGAGCGGGTACAGCTCCAAAACTAACTACTGCGCGAGAAATAACCGCCATGGGGTCTAATACATTGGGGCAATATACAGGAACGGGTAATGGTATTGAAGATGGCATAATATCAGCTTTCGGTACAAATGTTTTTTCAAGATTACCTGGCATTAACTTGGAAGGCGGTGCAAACCAAAACAATGAGGGCTTCGGACAAAAGGCAGCAACTCAGGCCACCTCCGCATTGGGTTCAACTATTATAGGCACACATAGCGCAAATTCAGCCTCGAAGCTTGTTGAAACTGTGATTATGGGACATGCTAACGGTGGTTCAGCATCTAGAGGTGACGGCTTTAATGATACACTAACTAATGTAACCTCAATTGGATCGTCGGGGCTTGGGGGCGTTGGTAATAAACAAGGAGTAGTTAACATCGGTTTTGGAGCCTCCCAATTTGCAACAGGATTAGATTATTCAACCATCACCGGCTCGTTTTCTTTTCAAAATGGAAAAGGTACACACCATGCCATATTTGGCTCAGGATCAAGTCCCAATTTAACCGGCGACGGAAATACCAATATAGGCGATATAACAGCCACTGGTTCTAATACGCAATCTAACTCGATAAATATAGGCCGGGGGGCTGGTAACAATGAATCAGTTAGTAATATAATGACGGCTGGTAGTACCCTATATCCTGTAAACGCTGTTTATTTTGGTAAAGGTCGAACCGCTGCATTGCCGACAGATTATACAATTAGCGGTACTGCTTCAACAGCTGCCAATACGAGTGGCGGTAGCATCTTTATACAGGCAGGATCAGGTAGAGGACCAAATGGTAATAAAGGAAGCGTTTATATTGGAACACCAGATAATGTAACGGGCTCATCAACACAACAACCTGTTACAAATAAGGTTGCCTTTACAAGGCTAGGTAATATAATAGCAGGTTTTAATGCTGAAACACTATCAGATGGTGGAGCTAAATTTCAGACTCAGGGAACAGCAACTGCAGGAACAACCGGTCGTTCGATTTCGACATCATTAATACACGCTCCAACTGCAAATAACCAAACTATCGTTGCTAATGTGTTTCAGGATACATTTGTAGCAGGTACTGGTGCATTAACTTCAACTGCTTCAGGTACAACAACCGCAGCTGATGGAACTGTTACAGCCCAGGCAACTGTTACACTAACTGGTACTGGTTCGGGTGCTACCTATACAGTTACAACTGTGAGTAACTCAGCTACTATAGTAACAATGGTAGTTGCGGGCATAGGTTATGCAATAGGAGACACTTTTACGATAGCATCATTACCTGGGATTACCTTTACTGTTGCTTCATTAGGGTATACGAGTAGCGCTTCAATTATCGCTCAGTTCAACAATGCCCCCGTCAGGCTTGGAACCATTATCGCCCCTACCACTTCGGGTACAGGTGATACTTATTCAACTGGTGCCGACCTGTTTTTCAAAACATCTTCAAGGTTAGCAAATCTTAGCACCCCTACCGTAGTGGGTACCCTGACTGCAGGTATATGGAATGCTACCGCCATAACTTCTCAATACCTGACATTTGCACCAGGTTCGGCCAGCTTTACCACTAATGGCAGTACAACCAGCTTTAACGTAACCTACACTTCACCCGGCTTTACGCCAATAGCGGTATCATGGATGCCATCTTCCGCTATTGGTGCAAGTGGCTGGTATATCACGTCATTAACATCAACCGGCTTTACCGTAAACTATGTAACCGCACCAGTTACAGGTACGGCAACAGCTAAATATACCTTAATTAAATAAAATCATCATGAAAAAAATAATCTTAATCATTGCATTCGCACTCTTTAATGTCGTATCATTCGCACAGACAGTCGTACAACCAAAACCCGCAGAAAAAAACAAAGCGATTAGCATAGTAAAGTCTGCCACCATTCCAGATAGTCTTCACATGATAACTCTTAACAATACACAAATAAAAGCGTTGTCTGATGCGTTTCAGATTGCCCAACAATTACTAACCCGATCACCAGACATGACAGCTTACCAGGCAAACGAGGCACAAAAATCTATCAGCAAGCTCGGTTTACTGATCGGCAAGCAAGTTGAGCCAAAACCCAAATTAGATACTCTTAAAAAATAATACCATGCAAAAAATAACATCAAGGTTTTTGAGTCTAAATACTCAGGACTTTTTTAAAGGACTTATCGTTACCGTGGCGAGTGCCGTATTTGCATTGGTCGCTGAATCGGTTGAAAAGGGCCAGTTTACTTTTGACTATACCTCAATCTGGCATACAGCTGTTGCAGCGGGTATGGCTTATCTCGGTAAGCAATTTTTCACACCTGCTCAAGCAGTGATATCAATACAATA